TTCCTAGTCGGCAAGCAACATCGAGAGCCGAGGTACAGGAATTACAAGCTACGGCGTACTTTGCTCCAGTAAACTTCGCCCATTTTTCTTCCAATTCTGCTACTTTTGGACCTTCACCGATCCAGCCAGACGAAAACTCCTTGTCCAGCGTATATAAAATCTTCTTTCTCATTGCTTTTGGAAAATTTGGCTTCAATACTTGTAGAGTTTTCATAATAATTCCTTAATTTTTAGTTTAATATCAGTTTTTGGTGTCCATCCCGTTAGTTCTGTCGTTCTTGAAATATCTGCCATTTCTCCAGTGATGTCGTAACTCGGTAACGGAAGCATCTCTCTTTCTGCGTCTGGGTACACTTCTTTGAAAATATTCCAGAGTTCTTCTAGCGTTACTTTCTGACTACCTCCTACATTAAGGATTTCATTCTTAACATCGACACTACTGATCACTCCTTTTATTAAATCTCCTACATAAGTATATCCTCGGAAAGTTGTTCCGTCTCCATAGAAACTTATCTTCTCTCCTCTTTCATACTGGCCTTTCCACTTATAGATGACCATTTCTTTCCTTCCATCCTCTCCTATCACTGTGAATGGTCGGATGATGACGTATTCTACTCCACTTGCTTGTACCAGTTTCTCTCCTGCTAACTTTGTAATACCATAAACTGACTTTGCTTCTAGTGCCGAGCTTGACGAGAAGTGGATGAGTTTTGCTTTATGTTTTTTACAGACTTCAATCAACGTCTTCAGCCCGATACAATTCGTTTCAAAAAATTCCTCATAATACGTTTCTCCCATCGGGACTCCTGCTTTCGCTGCTAAATTGATACAGATATCGAACTTTTCTTTATTAAATAGATTATCGAGTTTGTATTTGTCTCGAATATCATCACCATTGACAAGGTCATATACTTGGCATTCAATTTCCTTTTGAAAGTGCTTGCCGATAAATCCTTCTCCTCCTGTCAGTATAATTTTCATAGAGTTATTAACTTAAGAGGTTTATTGACCGTATCCATTCCTATTACTTCGCCGTCTTCTCTTCCTGAAGTAATGAAATATCTTGCGTGATTTTTTAACCATTCGTTAAACTCGTTCTGCATCGTCCAGTTTCTGTATGAATTGAGGAATAAAACTACATCAAAGTGTTCATCTTTATCATCTCTTTTCATCAGTGTTTCCACATCAAGGTTGTAGGGTTTCACAGAAAGATGTGACCACTCAGGATACTCATCCGTGTAGTCAAACTGTTCTATCTTCGCATCAGGAAATACCCACTTTAAACCATCAGCAATAAGTCCGTGTCCACAAGCTATATCTACCAAACGGAAATCTGATTTCAATTCGAGTTTCTTGAGAGCAATAGCAATCTCAATCATTCTCCCTTGTGCGTACTGATCCTGTATTCCCCAATGTCTCATATCTTTTTTCCTTTAATAACTATCCTAGGAATTTCTCTATGTTCAAATCCTTCTATTTGCATTACTTCAAGTCCAGCGTTCTCATACAGTCTTATAAGAATTTCTTGAGTCATTAAACTCTTATGGTAGTTCTCATCGTAAGTCTCTGCCCCGTACATACAATCAATGAAGTTTTCTTCTGGTATCTCTCGCCATTTATCCATCGCCCTACCCATATCCACGGTCTCGCAATGAAGAAATCCTCCTTTTTTCAAACATCTTGCCCATTCTTTTACTAAATTCTGTACTTCGTGCCGTCCAAAGTGTTCAATGAGGTTTCGTGATGCTATTCCTTGTAGTTCTCCGTCTGTAAAAGGTAGTTTTTTAACGTCTGCAACGACGTCTACTCCTTTCAACTGTCTGATATCTACGTTCACTGCTCCTTGCATTGGAAACTCTCCGCAACCAAGGTAAGCTATTTTGTCTTTGTAACTTTTGCTATTGCTTCGAGCCATAGAGTTGATATTTTATCGGCTGTATATTTCTGCGTATATTCAAAACACTTTTCATCGAATCCTATATTTTTCAATTTTGACCAATCATCTACCAAATACTTTTCTTCAACACCAGCTTCTTTCATTGCCTTCACGTAGTCCGGCATTCGTGAGGTATAACAAGGTATTTTATTTGCCCAACTCTTGAGAAGTTTATGCATTCCCTTTACCTGCTCAAACTGTCCTTCAGGGAGCGGATAGATAGTCATTTCACATTCTCTGAGGTAAGTATCTACCATATCAAGACTCCACGGTCTGCACTGTATTTTCGCTTCTGGGTCTGGGAGGTCTTTGTACCAATCAGGTGAGGTAATTAATCGGAGCGTGTATTCTCTCGGAAGGTTCAGGTCTTTCAGGTAGTGAGAACTGTTCCCATATCCTGTCCAACCAATGATTCCATTCTTTGGTTGCTCCTTTCTGGCTACACCGTCCCAGTCGAGTGAATCAGGAATGACTACTGCACCAGGAATATATTTTTTCTTTTCTTCTGTATCCACTGTGATAAGGTCGGCATCGTGTACCATCAAACGAAATTCACTTTTATCCCAGAAATAGTCATCGATGTCATAGATTACTTTTGCTCCTTGAGACTGTGCTTTTTTCATTTCTTCTCTATCTGGTCGTTTTTGAATAATGAGAACATCTCCTTTCTTGTACTCTGGTGGACAACCGATAAATGAGTCAGGAATAAATGGCCCGATATTGAAGACTCTTAGTCTTGAACTCGCCATATTCTCATTTCCCCACGGAAGGTAATAAACGCTCATAGAGTTTTGTCTATTTCGATAATCATTTTATCCTTAGTATCTTTGTACAAATTTTCTCTTTCGTCATCGCTTAGTTTATCCCAGTCTATGACAGTCATTCCATATTTCTTACCCTTATATTCAAATGTAAATCCGGTTTTTGTTATCATAGTTTTTCCATTTTCTTAAACTTTTCAAAAAGACTAAGACTCCTACCCCACTCTCTTTCTGCTGTTTTTTCTAAACTTTCCATTGTTTGTCCGTAATAATTATGTCCTTGTCCATATGATTTTCCTTCATATTCTAGTTTCCAGTTCCAGAACTTCCCTTCTCCGGTTATAGAAACTTTTGGTTTATTCATTTCTTTTCCCAACGGGTATTATCTTTTTCGTTAGCGTGTCCGGTAAACTCGAACCAAGGATGTCTCCACGCACTTGATTCAATAAGGTTCACTTTCTCTAGGTCGAAGGCGATAGGAAAACTCATCTGATCTCGTTCTGAGTGACGACAGTATTCTGCCCACCACTTTTCGTTCATTCTTGCTATTTCTGGAGTGTGTCTTCGTATAATCACTCCACATTCTGCTAGTCCTGCGTGTTTTGGATGTCCTTTTTCAGCATAATCTCGACATTGCTCGGCAAGTTCTAGCGGATCTCCTTTTTTGAGTGCTATACAGGCTTGAGCTTCATCATATATACAATCTCGTCCCATATGTCGGAAAACTGCTATATCTTTGTCTTTGAGGAACTCATCGACTAACTTTTGAGCTGGAACTTTCAGACTGATATTCCCATCGATGTAAATGGAATACTGAGTGTCAATATAGCGGTGCGCGAGGAGTTTCTGTATTCGAGAGTTACGCCGTCCGGAAACAAACTTATCGTAGGGCTTTCTAGTGTCCCATCCTTCGTAGTTTCCATCGGTAAATGCGACATAGTCTGCTGTATCATCTTCTGTTGGTTCTCTAAGTGCATCAAAGTCTCCTGCAATTGACGTATAGACGGTGATTTCCTTCTTTTCGAGCTTTTTGAAGAGTTTTTCATACTTATGAAGCTGTTTATCGATAGTATATTCAGCCAAAACTGCTTTTTTAGCCGATTTTCCGATTTCTTTTCGCTTTTCTTCATTTTCTACGAGCCAGGAGAGGTACTTTACCCATTGTGCGGTTCCTTTTGCCAAATAACCAGTCTTATAATTCTTCACACACTCTTTATACGGTGTTACATCCGACAAAACCATTGGCGTTTCAAGCATTGAGTTCTCTAGCCACTTGATATTCGACTTTGAGCGGTTGAACTTGTTGTCTTCTAGTGGTGCAATAGCGATATCGAGGTCTAAATCAGCGAGGAATTGTGGATATTCTTCATACCCTGCCGTTCCTTGTTTGTTGAACACTCTTCCTTTATAGCTATCTTTCCCTCCGAAATCTCCTACCACAAACCCAACGAAGTACATTTCAACATTCTCGTATTTATCCAGGATTTGTCTTACAGCGTCGGTTATCAGATGTAAGTCAGCTAAGTGAGAGGATGAACCAACCCAACCGATACGAATCTTTCCGTCATTACGCTTTTTCTTCTTTACTCCCCATATTGCAGGGTCGATAGCGTTTGGAATAACCGTAATCTTTTTCGCTAAATGCTTTATAGACTCTTTCAGTGGTTCAGTAGAAACAACGACGTGATCGGCGATTTGTATCATTCGTTCTACTCGTATAGATTTTTCCTTTATCTCTTTGTAGAGTGGATGTTTTTCATTGATAGCAAACGGCTCATCATCCAAATCAAGAATCATTTTCGCTCCTGTGAAGTGTTTAGCCGTATCGATATCAACATTCATTCCCTCGTTATCGACAGGCTTCCAGAACCAGATGTCTCCTTTAGCTTTCAAATCAAGGGCCATTTGAGGAGTTCCGAGAGTTAAGGCTCCAACAGTCTTATGTCCTAACTTTTCGAGAGCATTTTTGACACGATACCATCCGACAGCTCCATATCTTTCAGAGCCATCAGGCCGTTTCCAGTCTGTGAGGATTCCAACTACTTTAGGCATAGAGTTTTTCTTGAGCAGTTATCGCTACCTTCTTTTTATCCAATTCCTGTATATGCGGCGTTCGCTTCACAAGGAAATACCAGTTCTTTAATTTATATTCACATTCGTAGAACATCGGTAAGACGTTTCCTTCTAAGGTCTTGTATTTCGGATTCGGTTGTCCATACATCTTATTTGGAATAGTCATCAAATGATGATTGTTATAAGAAACTGAGAGGACATCTGGTCTTCGGATGAATTGTCCGTTTACCATTGCCGATACTGGACGAATCTTGAATCCGTATCGCTTTACCAATTTCTCGAAGTTCTGAGAGTAGCTCATAAACCAAGGAATACATCATCAGCTGGAATACAAATAACTCTGAACTTCTTATTCGAGAGTTTATCTATCTCTACCCCTCCATACGGAAGGAAGTACACGACTGAGCCGACTTTAAGTTTGTCAGCATATTCTCCTTCTCCTAGAGCGATAATCTTCGCTTCCCGTGAGAAATCTTTGAAGACTTCTTGTTTCTTCATTCGATTTGTCTTCGGGTCAAGGACTTCTTCTGTCTCGTAGATATTTTCAGTTTTTAAGAGTACACGATCACCAAATACTTTGTTCATAGAGTTTATTTATAGAGTTTAGAGCGATTGCTTGCTCTCTCTCAGGGGAGATTGAGATATCCCCCGAAAGCAATCACTTGAAAAATTACAATCCGTAACTTTTCGCATTTATGAGCCAATTTGCATTGGCAACTACACAAGCCCATGCATCGACCTTCCAAGCGAGAGTGTTCGTCAAGTTCAGAGGATCTGAAGTTGTTGCGTCACCTGACTGCTTGTAAATGATGTGTGGATTACCGCTTCCTGCAACGTCGACTTCAATAACGGCATCCTTACCTGCAAACAGGTTAGAGTACGCGAGTTCGGTTATTGCACCGGCACCGGCGGAAACTTCTGTGTACATGTTGTTGGATTCCTTGATGTCGCATCCTGCAAGGCGCTTAATCTCTTGGTCACGAACCATTTTCGTGTTTGTTGAGTCTGTGCTGATGGAAATCGCAGTAAATGCACCAGTTGTGCTATCTCCGAGCAAGTCGAAGTAAGCTTGGCTGGACATTACACCACGATATGCACCACCCTTATTCAGGGTACCGGCTGGAGCTTCAAACTTTGGAGCTTTGTTCTTCTTGAGAGTCAATACGACACGGCGGAGATCCGCAACATCAAAAGTATCTGTCGAGAGAAGAGCTGTCAAAGGATTAGCAGCTGCTGGAGTTTTTGCGTTTGGAAACAGAGTAGTTGCACCTGCAACCATAACTGTCAAACGTGTGAGGTCCATCGTTTCAGCTGCATACTGT